ACTAATAGATCATTCATGGGAGATAAGCTGATGAGTAAATATGATATTTGTTTATGGACTATACAATTTTGTAAAAAAGATGATGATGGTAATGAATTACTAAATTCAGATGGGAGTGTAAAACTTTTTCAACTTAAAACAGAACATGATGTTTCATTTATAGCAGAAAGCACTACTGATGAAGATTTAGAAGAGATAAAGGAGGAAGCATGATGTATAGCGAACTAGCGATTAAAGAAGCCGTAGATATTGTTGTAGGAGATGATGGCCAGAAGAGTAAAGAAGTTATAGAAATATTAAGACTTTTAAAAAAAGAAAATCAGGAGAAAAATGATGTCCACATATTATAGACCAACAGAACCGATTTCATTAGAAGCTATTGAAGATAGCGACTATCTTGCAGATGTAGGATTTAATGTTGAATACACCAAACAACATAAATACTTTACTTGTGAAGGGAGTTGCATACATTACGCTTTGAATGATGATATGGAAGTTATAGATTTATTTAGATATGGTGGTAATAATGCTATGAAAATATTAAATCATTTACGTTATGAGTTTGAAGTAGATTTTGTTAGCGAACATGATGAAGAATATGATGATTATTGCCATGAAGATACTAAAGTTATGACGATAAGTATTGATGCACTTAAAAAACTAAATAAAAAGGAAAAAGAATGAGTTGTCACATGAACGAACAATTTTTAGAACATCATTACGAACAAGCATTAGACAAAGGTTTGTCTGAAACCGAAGCATTAAAATATGCTTATGAAATGCTTGATTTGTACGCTTAATACATTATAAGATGCTTTTGAAGGTTTATTTACAAAGTCTTTTCTTTTCTCCCTTAAATAGACCTTCACCTAATGTTTGAACTCTCCCTAATAATAATAATTATTTTCTTACTTATTGAGAAGGAATAACCTTTTCTTCTTTATTTTTTTTTGTCTTTTTTTCTTCCAGCAGCCCAGGATCTTTTTTTTCATCTATAATCTCTGCTTCAAGGGATTTACCTAATAATTGTTCCAGGCGACTTTCAACTTCTTCCCGACTCATTTGATCTATCTTACCAAACATCACTTCCTTACGATCTACAATAAGTCCCCCGACTCTCAATAACGAGTTCTGAGCCGATATTGCTGCATTAAACGAGCCAGCCTCTAAGGCTTTGTCCCGAATGTCGTATAAATCCTGTACGGCCCGATCATAATTAAGTTCATACTTCTTTTTGACTTCGTTCATCAAATAGTTGTATTCCGACCTAACGAGCTTATTCATCATTAATTTATTAGCTGCTTGTCGAGGATCTTTGTAGCCCGACTTAGCTGCAGCTTCAATAAAAGATAAACGTGGATTATTGACTGCATTCCAGATAAATAAGTGTTGTCGTCTGTTCAGACGTTTATCTAAATTGCAATATTCGATTGGTGGTTCGTTGGTTTCCTCTATGATTTGATCTTTATAGGTAAGATCATGTTTTTTTTGATTTTCCATATAGCACTAAATCAAGTGTAATTTGCTAGTTTTAAATACTAACTCTCTCCACCATCTCCCTATAGTGTAGAGGAAGGATAAACTATTGAGATTTGTAGTGTCAAGTATTTTCTTAAATATATACACATTTAAGTATATTTCTTATGACAAAAATGAAAAAAATAAAATAATCGTCAAACCCTTATAAACAAAGGCTTTCAGATGTCATGCATTATTGACAAAAATAAGACAATATTAGGTATTTGGCTCAAAATCAAAATCAGGCACAAAAGTTATCTCATTTTCAAAGGCAATATCGTCAGGTAAATAAGCATCTAAAGTCTGATTAACCAGGCTAATAGTCTTATGCTCATCCTTAGTTATGTCTAAGATTTTAGACAACGAATAACTCAACATACACAAATAAGTGTGCAGTTCCGACTCGCCTCTAATTGCGTGATTTTTGGAGATACTTTCTAATTTATCAATTAATTCTGATACCGTAGGCTTATCAAACTTATCTGATAGTTTTACAACTTTTAAGTCCATTACTCATTATAAGCATGAAACTTTAAAATTTAAAAGTCTTCGTCTTCTTTTGTTTCTATTATATATTTTAACAAAGCTAGTACATTTAACATATCTTGTTTAGGTAGCTTATGAAAATTTGTAACAGTATTCATTACAGCTTCGTTTATTTCTTGTTCACTCATGTTACTATTTTAGCAGAGGGATTGACCGCTTGGCTCCCTCTGAGGCCAAAAAACTTCTTATATCGCAAGGAGAACATTTGCAAGAAGTACGATTTTTTATTTACTATTTGAAACTCCTCTGTTACTAATAGTGGACATTTTAAATAAATTTGGTATATAATTCAAGTCGGAGGATCAAGATATGGTCGATAAAGAAAAAAAGTTAGCAGAAGGTTATCAAGAGATAGCTGATGGGGTGTTCATTTCGCCAGAAGAACAGGTCGAAAGACTTAGATGGGAAATAGAATGTACGAGAAGAGAAATTCTTAAGATTTGTGAAGAAGCTAGAATAATCTGTAAAGAAGCAATAGAAATGGGAGACGAAGATGACAGTTCCAAAGTTGCCTGAATTATTAGAAGATCACAATCATGTTATTTTAGGAGATGCTCTATACTTTGAAGATATGGATCATAACTTTTACCATAGGTGTCCAGGCTTATCTTCATCTACCATAAGAAGATTTATGCAGAGCCAGATACACGCTTTAGAAGAAACTGTCCAAGATAGTCCAGCGTTACGCTTTGGTACCGCTGCTCACTCTTTAATAGTAGAAGGCGAGGATGCTTTTAACAAAGATGTTGCCTGTCTAGTAGGTTCGCCTTACACCAACCAAAATAAAGATCTGAAAAGAGAATATGAAGGGCGAGGTCTTACTGTCATAAATAATACAGACCGAGAAGCTATCTTTGAAATGAATGAAGCGTTGTTACCCGAAGGTAAAAAATTATTAAAACCAGATGTAACAGAATATCCAAGTGTGTTTAACTCGCCATACGAAAGAGCAATTTTTTGGTGGGAAAAAGATGTGTTGTTAAAAGTAAAGTCAGATGTGTTACGACATCCTATTCAAACACCTTATGCCAGTAATGCTATTGTTTTAGTAGATTATAAAACTACGATTGATTGTTCGGTACAAGGCTTTACTAATTCTGTAAAAAAATACAGTTATGATTTACAGGCAGCTTGGTACAAACGTGCTTATGAAAAAGCTGGTTTTAAAGTTGTGGATTTTATTTTTGTTGCCCAAGAAAAGAAAGCGCCTTTTGCTAGTAAAATATTCAAGTTATCTGAGTATGATTTAGATGCTGGGTGGGGAATATTAGAAGGTGCCTTATATCAATATAAAGACGTAATAGAAGGCAAAGAACAACCAACCGTGTATAACTCTCCAAATACTATTGAATTGAAGCTTAGAGAGCCTAAAAAACCCCTTATTGCGTAGCCTATGAAAGTATTGAGTCTATTTGATGGTATGAGTTGTGGTCAACTTGCCTTACAAAGACTAGGTATTAAAGTAGATAAATACTATGCAAGTGAGATAGACAAGTATGCTATTCAAGTTACTCAAGCAAACTTCCCAAATACAATTCAGATAGGAGATGTCAAAACTGTCAAACCAGAAGATTACGCAGATATAGATCTGATTATTTGTGGTTCGCCATGCCAAGGATTTTCGTTTGCTGGTAAGCAATTGGCTTTTGACGATCCAAGGTCAGCTTTGTTTTTTGAATTTATAAGAATATTAAAACAAGTAAAACCAAAATATTTTTTGTTGGAAAATGTCAGAATGAAAAAAGAGTTTATAGAAATAATATCGCAACAAGTATCAGAGTGTTATCCAGAACTTCCAGGAACAGATTTATTTGACAGCAAAATAGAACCGATCTTAATAAACTCAGCTTTGCTTTCAGCACAATCTAGACAACGCTTGTATTGGACTAATATACCTAATGTCAAGCAACCAGAAGATTTGGGTATCGTTTTAAAAGATATATTAGAAGATGATTATGAAAGTGAAAGAAATAAATCTTATTGTATTGATGCAAATTATTTTAAGGGAGCAAGTGTCGAGCAATATCAAAAAAAAAGCAGAAGACAATTAGTCAGCAAACCAATACAAGTTAATCCAAGTAAAAAAGCAAGTGGCAAACAACCTTATATTCAAGACCGAGTTTTTCATGAAGATGGTAAAAGTCATAGTCTTACAGCTTCTTTTGCTGACAGAACAAATGTTGCAACCAGACCAATTAAAGTAGGCATGAATGTTGAAGAAGTTAAAGTCAGAAAACATAAAATAGATATTGAACATTTGCAAAGATTTTTAGAGGTTTATAAAAAAAGAAGTAAAAAAACCCAAAAACAAATTGCGACAGAATTAGACGTACCGCTTACGCAAGTTTCTCATTGGTTTAGAACCGATAGTTGTTTTTCAATACCACCAGCCGATTTATGGTTGGCCCTTAGAAAAGTCATAAACGCTGATAATGACAGTTACGATAAAAAAATTATGGAGTTTGAATATAGAGATGGCGTATATGAAACCAAACAAAGAGTTTATAGCGATCAAGGTAAAGCTCCTACGTTAACTGCTTCTAACAAAGAACAGATGATAGAAACCAAACCCAAACAAGTTGGTATAGCTTCTGACATAAAAGGTCATGACATACTGAAAAGAGTTTATTCGCCAGAAGGCAAATCGCCTACTCTCAATAGTATGGGTGGTGGCAATCGTGAGCCTAAAGTAGCCACAAAAAAATCACATCCAATAAAAGCTAATTATTATAAATCTTCCAGAGCAAATTTTGAAAATGATACCTCTAAAGGCAGTAAATTTTCTGCGACAGGTGTGCAGTCAGAAGATTTGACTTGGCGTAAGCTGACTCCTTTGGAGTGTGAAAGATTGCAAACTGTACCAGATAATTATACGAACCATGTTTCTAACACACAACGCTATCGTATGTTAGGAAACGGCTTCACCGTATCGGTAATAGCACATATTTTAAAAAATATGGAGATCTAAATGGTTGAGCAAAAGTTTTTAAATCATGCAAAAAAATTAAATTGGGGAGTTTATAAATTAAAACTATCTAACGCAGAAACTCAAGAATTAATTTTAATTGCAATATTTAAAAAGTTTGGAGACGCAGAAGACTATAGATTAACAAAAATAAAAAAAGCAAAACAAAATTTATACATAATAAAACCAATAAAAATAAAAGGAGAAGTAAATGCAATCTAAAACTAAAAGCAAAGACGCTGGTAAATTAAGCAAGAAAAGTTTGGACAGAATCAGAAGGTATGTTAATAAAAAATAATGGATAAAATAAATACCATCAAAG